GTAGGAAGTTTCTTCCTCGGTCGCGGCGCTGCCAAATTCGCCCTCCGCAACTACCACAAGATTGGTCTCTGGCTGGAAGAAGCCCTTAACCTTTCTCAGTCGACTCTCAATATGCTGGTCAACATGCTCGCTCGTCTCATCAGGTGGGCCATGCAATACATCCCCTCTTTCATTACGGATGTGTTCCAAGGCCTCAAACCTGTTGAGCGAGTTACTCTTGACTTTGCTCGAGAAGTCGACCCTCTTCCCTTGTACATCTTCCACCGCCGCATCGTCGACTCCTACGACCCTGAGGAGTTCGAATCCCTCAGAGATAGTTACCTACAAGGTCGTGCGATCCCCACCCTCAAGCAGCAATGCATTGAGGACGCCGATCTTTACAGTAACTACCTTCCCCCGAGCTTTAAAGCCCAATTCCCATCAGATTTTAAGTTCAATTCTACGTTTGGACTTAAGTCCGTTGCTAATGCTTCTCGCTCACCCGGACCCGTCATCGTCGTTGATCGTGTCAATCTCAAGTACTTTTATGCCGCCTATCTCAAGTTTGGCTGCTCCTCAACCAGACAAGACTTTGGCTCAGATACTAACTCTGACACTCCTACTTTTGACAACACGATTCCCGACGACCTCCCCCCTCGACGCAAGCAACCGAGACACCCAGATGAACCAACTGCCTCTTCAAGCGCTACTCCTCAAGCTTTCGATATCCACGAAGCTTGGTCTGAAGTACTTACAGTTTTCTCATCAAAATGTCTCGGCATTACCGACACCGATATCCTTGCAAAACGCGCTCGCACTTTTTCTGCTCTTTGGAAAGCCAGCCTTGATGTTTCCTCAGCTGTCAAATGGTTCCTTCCATTTGGCTACTGTCTCATCAACTACATCTCTGTAGCAATCACTGGCCATTCGCTTCTTAAGGACAACTCTCTTGAGTTGAAGAAGCGAATACCACAAACACGCGCTCTTCTCGTCGATCTCACTCTCCGCCTTGCAACCGGAGAAAAAGCTGTCGCCCTCATGCCCGCATTCTCTGATCTCTCCACCAAGATTCAGGAGTTGCGGCTTCTAGCCGCCACCCTTGATGCAGGAGATGTTTCAGTCAAAGACTTCTCACTACTAGTCAAAGACTTCAACACCTTCTGTATTGATATGCGTGCTCGCGATAGCGCCGAACGTCCCCGCTGCCCCCCCGTCTGCATTCTTCTCCCTGGTCCTGCAGAAATCGGAAAGACACAATTTGTTGCCCACCTTGCCAAAGAGCTTGCCCAAGCTGGATATCTCTCCAACTCTGGCATAGCCACAATTGACAACAAACGAAACTTCCCCGATAACTGGACCACCCAAGCCACAGTCACAGTCGATGAATGGATCACCATCAACGAGGCTGAATCTCGCCTCGCTGACATCTCTTTTGTTATGCAAAATGTCAATACTGTCCCCCAACTCATCGAACGTGCTGCTGCCCACGAGAAGTGCCTGTACTGGGTAGCTAACCAGCTGCTCACGCTCACCACCAACGCAGGCCTCAACGTATGCAACAACATACTTGCAGACCCCCAAGCCCTCAACAGACGCTTGCACTTTGAAGTCAGACTCCACCCCCCTGCAAAGGACGAGTTTGGACGTTTCCCACAAGTTAACGGCCAAGTTGATTTCAACCAGTTCAAGTTCACTGTCACCACCCCCGGCACCACTGGATTTGAGAGAGTTCCTCACCCTCTTGGTGAACTCACTTTCTCTCAGGTCTACGCCCTCATCGTTCGCAAGCTCAACGACACTGCAGCTACTCATAATGCTGCACACGGACCGCAGGCGGAGTTTGTGTCTCAAGTCGATCCTGACTTAGACCTTCCCCCACCTGTTCTCCCCAATGTCTTTGAGCCTCTTCGCCCCCATGTGGACCCCCTCCGTGCCGCTCGCCCACAAGCTCCCATCCCTCATGATCCCCTTCTTATCACCATGCTCAAGTTCATCGGAAACAATCGTTTCGGCGATCGCAAAATCGTTGTTACGTACTCCCAATACATGCGTGCTTGGGAGCAGGATCCCCAGAAGATACTTGATGTGTATCTTGGTGAGTACGATGGCCCAGATGATCCTTTCTTCCGCCGCCGTTACGCCAAGCTCTATCGAGCTGCTGGAGTTGACAATGCCAAATGCGATAATCATTTCA